ACAGGTGAGATCGCCGACGTTTGTGTTTGGGATAGGGTCTTAAATATAGCCGAGCAGAGCTTAATTTGTTATCAGGGTTTCTCTGGATTATATATCCGCAAAGGGTTAAGGTTCGCTGTTCCTTTCGTGGGGAGTTCTATTATAGATTACAAAGGTTCAGCGATTGCTGAGTTTGCCGGAATCCCAACCAATCATCCTCCTATTAAGTACCCATTTAACCGTCTTGAGAATCCAGCTTACAATATTTTATCAGCACCAACAGGGGGTTCTACTTTAGGCATAATGACAACACGTACAGGATGGTGGGGGGATTTATGATGCAAGAGAGGAGAAATGATCTTGGGATGAAAATCGTAATTAGTGTTTTCTCAGGAATTATTATGTTGCTTATTAGCTTATTCGTCAACGCTGTGTGGGTGACGGCGAATGAGGGGAAGAATAAAGCGTTTGAAATAGGAGAGAGGGTGACGGCGATAGAAGCTAAGTTTTCGTCTATCTCTCAGGATTTAACAGAAATAAAAGACCTTCTAAGACGGAAGGTTCCAAATTAAGGAGAAATATGGTTAACTTTCTAGTGGGGATCGCATTAGGCGGGGCGTTGGCAGTCGTTTATTTTACCTTAACCGGATCAACTCTTAAATTCAGAAAATAAATGCCGATTTGGCTGGTTCCTATCATTAGCTTTTTAGGGAAGCGTGGGATTCACTTCATAGTCTACGCCGTTTTCGCTTTGATAGGTGTAGGGTTATGGCAGAAGTTTTTTCCGAGTAATTCAAGTAATATCGAAAAGATAGAGAAACAAGTCAACGTCTACGGGGCAGACAGCCAGCGTGAGCCGTTGTTCGGGTGCGCGGCGTGGCGGTTACAGACAGAAGTGTACTGGAAAAGAAATGAAAGTCGACCACCAACAGAGTAACTTTACCGCGGGCGAGCTTGCTCCGACGTTGTTTGGAAGAACGGATATAGCGCAGTATGTAAATGCCTGTGCTATTGTTGAGAATTTCTTAGTAAGGCCGCATAGTTCTTTGATAAGTTGTCCCGGGACAGAGTTTATTAATGATGCTAAGTACACAAGTGGGGCATCGACGGCTAATACGTTGGCGTTGTATGTGCCGTTCTCAACTGATTTTTCAGATGAGTCTCCATATAATCACATTCCATCTTCTTCTGTTGTGACTCTTAGCACAGCGACATTTGCGACATCACCGGCAAGCGGGCATTTCCCGAACACTTCTAGCTCAATTCTTATTTATTCATATCATTCCATATTTGAATTAGACGATAACAATTTCGAGATAGGTGTCCGATTTCGTATCAGCAATCAATTAGTACATGGGGATAGTAGAACAATAATAAGCAAGGGTCGTCCTCATGTTGGGGCATCTGATTTCGGTGGATTCAGTATATTTATTGGAACGGAGAATTTTGGCGAAAATGATAGGCTTCAGGCTGTTGTAGGTGGCTTTGGGAACTACTATGGGTGTGATTACACAATGCCTGCCAGTACAAAGTTTCAAGCAAATACTTGGTATAAAGTAATGACAAATAGAATTAGCAACACAATGTATTTGTATTTAGACGATGTTCTTGTTGCTACAGCCGATCTGACGGGTGTTATAGTTCCTGAAGACAATGTTCCTGTTGTGATTGGCGGGCAAATAAATTCGTCAGAGTCTGGTTATGAGGCGAGAATAAATGGGTATGTTGATGAAGCATATATTATTAATGGGATTTCTCCAGCGGAATATCCAACAACAAGGGTTTACGGCCGTTCCCGCCTGATTCCCTTCGTGTTCAGCCGGGATGACGCTTACGCGATCGAGTGCGGGGAGAGTTACTTTAGGTTCTACACCAACGGAGGGGTAGTCAACGCGTGAAAACCGATTTCCAACAGACCAGCTTTGTGGGAGGGGAGATCGCCCCGGCTTTATTTGGTAGGTCGGACATCGCCCAATATGAATACGCGTGTGAGAAATTGGAGAATGTGTTAGTTACCCCTTTCGGGAGTTTGATTAGCTGTCCGGGGACTGAGTACATCGGAGGGACTAAGCACTCGGCACAGAGTACGAATAACACGTCTAGGCTTTTACCTTTTGTCTTTTCTAGGGACGATTCGTTTGCGATAGAGATGGGGCATAACTATTTCAGATTCTTTACTAACGGGGGAGCCGTAACGCAATGAAGGTCAAATCTACTATGGCATTTAGGACACAATCTTTGCCAATCTTCAATTTTTCTTCGGTATTTGTGATCTATATTAGACCAATGATATATTTTTGCTTTAGTCGTACCGCATTGCCAACAAACTCTAGGCTTTCCAGCTATATTCTCAACCCAAATGTGGGTAGCTCTATAGCCAGATTTTTCTCCTTTCCAAGTAGGGCTTTTCTCACCGAGGAATATTCCAATATGGGAAATACTAAGTTTCTTTCTAGTTTCTCGACTTACAAATCTCCCGCGGTTAGCAATACCGTAACATTCTCTAGAGCAATATTTTCTTTTGTTTTCATAAGCAGAAAACGCCTTACAGCAATTATGACAAAAATATCTTTTTATTCTAATTTTCTTTCTAATCGATACAGCGCAGAGTATGGAGCAAAATTTCCCATGTCCACGCTTCACATGGTATGGTCTAGGATTAAATTCTTTATTGCAAACAATGCAGTTTTTTATCATATAAGGATTATACCATTAAAACAGATATAATTCAAACCACATTTACAGGGGGAGAGTTTTCTCCGAGGTTATTCGGCAGGACGGATATTGCTCAGTACACAACAGCCTGCGCGGTGGTGGAGAATATGCTTGTAAGGCCTTATGGGACGATTATCTCTACACCGGGGACAGAGTTTATTAATGATGCTAAGTATGACACATCTGGATTATCTGATGATGATATCGACGAAGATGTGATTTTATATCTTGAGATGGAAGGAACAAATGGATCAACCACATTCACCGATTCATCTTCATATAATCATTCGATAAGTGCTACAGGGGGGAATGTTGCAATCAGTACGGCACAATACAAGTTTGGCGGTTCATCGGCTTTATATCAATATGTAGCGGTAGAGGATGAGCAGGAGAGAATATATGTAGCAGATAATGACGTATTTGATATTCATATTGCACAAGATCGCACTTATGAGTTGTGGATGAGATGGACAGATTTAGCCCCGGCGGGGAATGGGAATAATAATTTTTATTACCAAGTTGGCCCTAATTCCGATCTGATTAGATGCGATGCCGATGAATTTGTTGTTGGTTCGGTGCGTTTTGGATTCAATATGACAGACTCAGGTTCCGGTAGTGGGGTGGCCCAATCTTCCGATCTAACCCCAAGCCTGAATGAATGGCACCATATTGCTTATGTAAAGAGTTCAAGCACATTGAATATATATCTCGATGGTTCCAATATTGCTTCCGCGACTTTCTCAGCTGGTTTTGTTTTTGCTGCGCCAAACTCTGCGGTTGTTATAGGGCAAAGAACAGACGGTTATATGGACAGCTTTATTATTACAAACCGAGCAAAGTATACGTCTAATTTTACTCCACCCACGGGTGGAAGAAATTACGGCCGTTCTCGCCTGATCCCCTTCGTGTTCAGCCGTAACGACGCTTATGCTATCGAAGCCGGAGAAACATATTTCAGATTTTATACTAATGGTGGAGTAGTAAACGCTTAGGAGATCAAATGGCAGCTTATGAATTAACACACACTTACACAGCAAGTCAAATCTACGACATACAGTACGCGCAGATAAACGACGTTATTTATCTCGCCCACCCCGACCACCCACCGAGGAAACTGACAAGAATCGCCTCGAATAACTGGACTTTAACGGATGTGCCTTTTATTGGAGGCCCGTTCTTTACCGATAACGGAATCCTCTCTGGTTCTTCCATCTTACTCTTAACTTCGGCTACGATCACCGCGAGTGCCACGGCTGGAACGGTTACTCTCTCAGCGAGTGCGAACATCTTTACAGCTTCTGGTTCGACATTAGGTCACGTTAATACTTTTTGGAAAGTCGGGTCGACTGTAACGAGTGCCACGACCGGCTTAGATGAACAGGGGTATGTGAAGATCACAGCAGTCACTAATCCGTCCACAGCGACGGCAACGGTAATGAAAACTCTTTCCACGGCTTCGGCTACGACTAACTGGGCGCAGGGGGCTTGGTCTTATGTGTTAGGGTTTCCTGCTCGGACAACCTTTTACCAGCAAAGACTTGTATTCGCTCGCACAGATTATCAACCACAGAACGTCTGGTTGTCTAAATCTTTCGAGTTTGAAAACTTCGCTCTTGATGGGGGAGAGGACGACGACGCGATAGACATACAGCTTGCCTCTAACGAATCGAACGAAATCAAGTGGATCGTTCCTGGGACTAATTTAATCGCCGGTACGTACGGAGGGGAGTTTGTTATCAAGTCTGGTGATGGTTCTCCTTTAACGCCAGCCAACACGAACGTCGGGAAGGAAACATCTTGGGGGTCTGAGGCGGTTGTGCCTAAGAAGATAGGAAACTTCTTTTATTACATTCAAAGATTCAGCCGTAAGGTACGGGAGCTTTTCTTTAACTTCGACCTAGACGCTTATAAATCGGTAGATAAGACTATCCTTTCCCCACACATAGCAGGGGATGGGTTTATAGATATGGCTTACCAACAAAACCCTGACTCTATTCTTTGGTGTGTTACGTCACAAGGGACGATCTCGACAATGACTAGAGAGGTCGATCAAGAGGTGCAGGGGTGGGCTAGACAAACAACTATCGGAAACTATGAGTCTATCGTTTCAATTCCATCTCAGAGCGAGCCGCACGACGAGGTTTGGGTGGTTGTTAAGAGGACGTTAGGAAGTGGAGCCGAGAGAAGGTATATCGAAAGATTTAAAAGCCCTATCGTGCCGGATAGAAAAGATGACTGTTTCTACGTCCACTCAGGTTTGACTTACAACGCCTACGATGAAACAGCTTCTCCCACGTCATACACGATCAGTCTATCAGCGACAGCCGGGACGACTGTTGTGGTGACTTCTTCCGGGGCGTACTTCGCTATCGGGGATATAGGGCAGAGAATAAGAGCGATAGACGCAGACGGTGACACAGTAGGGGAGTTAGAGGTCACAGCTTTCACTTCTTCGACGGTGGTTGTTGGAGAGGTAAAGACGAATTTCGACGCTACTTCATACACAGGTGGAGAGTGGGGGCTTTCTGTTTCGACTGTGTCAGGGTTAGACCATCTTGAGGGGTTGGAGGTGGTTGTCTTAGCTGACGGAGGGTTAGATAAACCGAATAAGACAGTTTCCGGAGGGGCGATCAGTTTAGAGTACAACTATTTCAAAGTCCACGCGGGGCTTCCGTACACTCAAAAGATTCAGACTTTACCCATCGAAGCCGGTAGTCAAAGAGGGACTTCTCAATGCAAAATCCAAAAGATTAACGAATTAGGATTTAAAGTGAACAACTCTCACACCGGGTTTTATGTAGGAGGAACAGAGTCCACTTTAGACAGGGTGCAGTTTAGAAATTCAGCGACAGAAATGGGGACACCTGAGGCCCTATACACAGGGGTAATTCCAAAGATACCTTTTGGTGATGGGTACAGGTACGGCGCGCAGGTGTGGATTCAGAACCCCGACCCACTTCCCGTCGAGCTTTTATCAGTTGTATACACGGTCGATACCAATGACAAGTAGAGGAGATTAAAATGTCTTTCGGTGGATTAATACTTGCTATGAACGCTGTCCAAGCTATCGCCCAAATCGGGCAGGGAAAGGTAGCGAAAGCGGAAGCTAACTACAACGCCACTCTTGTTGAAGGCGAAGCGAATATGATCGGCGCGCAACAGGAGATCGAGTATGGACAGTATGAAAGATTGAAAGGTAGGACGCTCAGTCAATCTGTCAATGCTGTGGCCGGGCAGGGAGTAGGGTTAGGCGGTTCAGCTATGGCGGTAATGTTAAAGACTCAAAAGGAAATAGGAATCGACCAAGCTATCGGACAGTTTAACCTTGAGCAACAGAAACAATATAAGTTAAATGAAGCAGGTCAGATTAGAAGGTATGGGGCACAGGCGGCGAGGACAGGGTATACAAACGCTTTTAGTACAATTTTGACTGGCGTTTCTAATTACGGGATGTATAAGGGATGGGGTCAAGATATGGGCGGTGGGGGAATAAGCAACAAAGGGAATATCTATGGAAGTGGAACGCCCAAAGGAACAATCGACACAGGGTCTTGGAGTAAGTTTTATCATCAATAAGGAGTAATATGCCGACTTTGCCAGTTTATAATCAGCGCAATAATATACAGCCAATGCAATCTGCTCCTTTCCGTCAAGAGGCAGGGCAGAACGCCGCTAACCAGAATCAGGTTTTGAATACTGTGACGCAGATCGCCCAAAAGTGGAGTGATGCTAACGACGTAATGCAAGCGACGGAAGCTAAGACTAAATATGAAATAGCCTCGGCAGAGATACAGTCTAGGGCCGCGGCAGACCCGGACTTTAATAACTCGCCTAAGTATTTTAAAGAATTGGAGAAAGTAAAGGTCGAGAGTTTAAAAGGTGTTTCTAATCAAATGATCGCCGGTCAGTTAAGGATGGACTTTGAGCGAGGGAACGTTGTTACAGGAATGAAGATCGGGGCAGATTTTCAGGCTAAGCAAATGCAGGCGAATAAAATCAATATCGCTCAGAGCTTAGATATAATGCAACAGAAAAGACTTAATGCTGTCACGGATGTAGAGAGGAAACAGATTGACGGAGAGATGCAGGGATTGATTAACGCTAACCTAGCGGCCGGGGTGTTGGATTATAAAGAAGCTGACAGTATGATTAAGAACGCTCAGAAAACAGGGGTGCAGTACGAGATTTATGCCGACACAGCGACACAGGAGAAGGATTCGGTTGTTTTAAAAGAGTTAAAAAAGCATAACGGGAAGTATTCCTTTTTACCGCCGGATGAGAGATTGGATTTGATTGAGGAAAGCCAGCGACGGATATTCCAGAATAACCAGACTTTCAAAAGGGCTGATGAGTCTGGAAAGGATGAAAGGTTTAATAATATATTTCAAAAAGCCAATGAGGGAACTCTTACCTTAGCCGATTTAGACGCGGAGCAAGCGGCGGCTGAGAGTGGAGTGGTGGGTGCTTTAGACCAGAAACAAATCCTTGATATTCGCAAAGGGGTTCAGTCTAGGATTAAGTCCGACTTGGAGTTGATAGTAGAAAGTAACTCGAAAGCTGAAAGTTACTTAAATTTTGTTGATACCTTTATCGACGACGAAACCGACAGGCAGAAGGGGCGGGAGCTTATCGTTAAGTCTTTCAAGGACGGTATTCTCTCGACCAAAGAAGCTACTATGCTTAACAGCTTGAAAAGGGAAGCGGAGAATATCCAATGGGCGAGGAAGAAAGCGGATATGTCACAGAATAATCTTATTCCTTTCAAGAACGCCATCTTTGCCATTAAAGAAGCGATGATGATGAGGAAATCCGCTACCGAACAGGACTCAGCGTTGGCTATTAAGAAACTATTATCTAGTTACGATCCGAGTAAGATACCGACAACGGTTCAGCAAGTCTTAGATGAGGACGCGGTAAACAGAAATCCAAGCATTATGACTATCCCCGAAGAAGGGCAGCTTTTTATTGACGAGGACGGGTCTGTCAAGATGATTAAACGCGGAGAGAACGGGTTAGAGATAACGGAGCCTGGAGAATGATATTTGATTTTGAATCAGCCGTGAAGGTTAGAAAACGCGATGATGGGTTCTATGAAAAGGACACTTTCGACGTATCTACGGCTATGCCTATTCCGGGGCCTGTTGGTACTGTTTTGGAAGCGATGAAAAAACCGCCGGAACAGTTGGAGGCTGAGCGAGAGAAAAAGACAGAGGAAGCCGTCACGGATTGGGTCTTAACCCACGAAAAGGAATTGGCTGTTGCTAAGGCAGGGTTAATGACTGCCGCGACGGGTGGGGCTTATCCTGTTATTCAGGGGGCAACGGGGGCGATCACCGGCGACGATGATTTGATGATGGACAGAGTGACGAGAGGAATTTTATATCCTGAGAAAACAAAGGGTCTTTATACCAAGTTACCTGGTGGAGAGAACGTCACGGGTGGGTGGGCTATTCTTGCAGGGGTGTCGGAGGATATTGTCAAGTATGGCGTGGCAGGGATTGTCCAGGGTGGGTTAAAGACTAAGTTGTTAGCTAAGAGCTTGGCGAAGGACGTTGATCGGGCGGCGACAATGCAAGCGGAGGAAATGCTTGGTTCGATGACTAAGGGGGAAGGTGTTTTGGCAGGGGATAAGGCAGGGTTCGCGCGCAAGCTAGAAGGTTTAAAGGAAAAGTTTGTCAATGCCTATATGGAAAAATTGGGAGCGATTGACGTTGATACGCGGATGACCGGGTGGCAACAGTTGGCGGCGAGAAAAACAATAACAAGAATGTTATTAGATGAGATAGACGCTTCTGGTTTGTCTATTGGTTTATCTATCAAGCCGGTTGTTGGGAATACGGTTACTGTAATGTCTAAAGGCAAACCTATCCTGGGGAAAGTTACGGAGATATTGGGGAACAGAGTAACGGTCGAGGCAGAGGGGCGGCAGATAATAGCTATGATGTCGCAGTTTAGATTACCTCCATTGGCTGAAAAAGAAGATACGCTATTCCCTAGCGGAGCTACGGAGGAAGTAAAGCTCTTGGAATTTAAAGCCGCTATTCAAGGGGAAGGGTTTGTTGGATATTCACCAAAACAAAGCAGAGAGCTCTTGAAATTTGTTAATAGTTTACCTGAGAATGTATCTAAAAAGGAAGCATTAAAGAAATTTGAGGAAACAGAAAAAACGCTTAGTCAAGAACTACCGGCTTCTAAAATAAAGAAAATTGTCAGGGAAGAAACTGGTCAGATTAAAGACACCGGTGGGGTTGTTTCTGAGAGGGTAGCTTTTATTCAATCCCTGCGTGATCGTGTTAAGGCAGCTAAACAGGCTGAGAACTTCACGAAGGAAGAAATTTTTGACACTCAGAAAGATTTAACCGAATTGATTGATAAGTCAGAATTAGAACCGGCAGATAAAGCTAAGTTTCTAAAGACTATTAAAAACATACAAACCCCGGAGGATTTACAAAAAGCATTAGCTCCAAAGATTAATAAGAAGGGAGAGGTGGTCGGTGTCGGGTTAGAAGAGAAAATAAACATTCTACTTGATAAGATGGAGAGGAGGAATATCGCCTCAGACATTAATAATGTTAAAACAGAAGGGCTGGCCGTCGAATACAAGAAAGCTATAGAGAATATCCAAGAAAGATTCGATTTAAAAAATAGGTCAGGAAAGACTTTGGCTAAACGAGAGCAAATGAGGGACTTCATTAACCGCCTAAAGTCAGAAGGCAAGGACATCCCTATACCAGAAAAGACTATTGCGATGTTAGATCGCCCCTCTTTACAAGAAATAGATATTGAGGAATTAAAAAAGGTTCGCGCTGAGGTAGAACATCTTGCGCGGCTTGGTAAGACAAAACAAAGAGCAAGAGAGATTACTTACGAAGCAAAGAAAGAGAAGATTAAGCAAAAACTTATTCAAGATGTCCACGCTATTAACTCTGTATCTAAACCAAACGTTCCTCTTGGGGAATCTACAAATAAGATGGTTGATAGGTACATCAATCTAAGAAATTACTTCACTAAAACCAGAGTGGGGTTGACTCCTATGGAGGGGTTGGCGGATGTAACTGGTATGCAGAGCATGAAGAAAGAGTTAGATAAGAATTTTGGAGAATACTTATCTTTTAATGATGATAATTTCCGCAAGTGGTATGAACTCACAAAAGATTTTGACGAGGGGAATTTTGATAGGATTGGGGCATACGCTATCTCTCAACAAGAGGGAGGGATTGAGCGTCTTTTAAACTCCGGAATAACAGACGCGACTAAGATTGAATTAAGTGCGGAAGAAGAAAAAGCGTATAATTTTGCGCGAGAAACTTTTGATAAGTATTTCGATCAGGTTGCTCAATATTCAAAAGAGGTTTATAACGAGTCTGTTGGGAAAGTCGAAAACTATGTTTCATTCATGTCTGATTTTGAGAATATGAATGATTTAGAAATGTACGACCGCTTCGGACAACGCCCGCAAGAAGCTATTAATAAGAGAACTAAGACAGTTGAGCAGGGGTTCACAAAGAGCCGCGCCGCAACGAGCAATGTTCAAATAGAAACAAATATAGACAAGATATTTAGACGGCATCTTGACGATGTTGCATACCTGTTAACAATGGGCCGAGATATTAAGATGTATTATGAAGTTGTTAATTCTCCTGAAATGAGAGAATCCCTCGGTGATGTAGGGGCTATGGCTTGGTTACAATGGTTAGACTTGATGGCAAGAAAGGGAGGAGTTGACTCAGCTAAAAGGATAGCGGCCCTGGATATTCTTAGAAGAAATGTAGGGGCAGGGGTTTTAGCTTATCGTTTATCTTCGGCTTTGGTGCAGATTTCTTCTTTTGGTGACACAATGGCAACGATGGGCGAGAAATACGCCACCAAAGGGGCAACGAATATTGCCACTTCTCAAGAATGGCGTAATTTCATTATGGATCATTTCCCTGAAATCAAAAAAGCCGTTGGGGACGATGTTGCTTTTCGAGAGTTTGGAGATAGTTATTTTGATAAAGCTGTACGACTTGGGATGGCTCCATTACAGTTTATGGATGGCGTTATGCGTTCTGTTGCGGCTTCCGGGGCTTATGAAAAGATTGCCGCAGAGAGAGGCGTAGCCGTTGACCTTGCTAATCCGGATAAAGATATAATCCAAGAAGCGACAAAGCTCATGCGTCAAAGCCAAGGTTCATCATTTTTTAAGGATCAGCCACTTGCTATTACCACAGGGTATGGACTTGCAGAAAACCAATCTGTAAATAAGACTATCCTTCAATTCCAAAGTTTCATGCTTGGGCGTTGGGATAATATTAATCGACAAATATACAGATTAGGGATAAAAGACAGAAACTATAAAAAAGCAATTATGTCCTTGCTGTGGTTAGTAACATTCGGATTGGCTGGTAGTATTGGAACAAGAAAAATGAGTAATGCTATCACCGGTAAACCAAAGAGGAAAGACGAGCCAACTTTCACAGAAGAAATGGTTAAGGAGGCCATCGGTACTGTTCCTCTTGTTGGAAGTTTATCTTCATCTATCGCTTATTCTTCAAATCCTGTGCCTATTATCAAAACCATGAATGATGTATTTGATGGAGCATCTACGGTTGCTAAAGGGGAAAAGTCAAAGACAAAACTAAAAGGGGCTGTAAAAGTTTTAGGTGCTGGAGGGGCTTTAGCCGGGGTGCCTGGATCAACGACAATAGCAGAATCAGTGAATAATAAGCTAAAAGATAATAAAAGAAGGGTGCGTGACTAGCGTTGAGTATTTTTTAGTATATCATCCAAGCTATCTAGAGCGCGCGGCCCCATTCGTATCAGTTTATTAAATAAGAAAGCATGGACATAAAAGTAAGCTAAGGAGAAAAAAAGAGCAAAATCCGAGTCAATATATTTGTTAACCATAAAATAATAAAGAGCCATGGCTGGCCCAATAATAGATGAGAAGAACGTAACCCAAAATATAAACCTAACCATCTTTTCTTTATTAACTTTCACGCGCTCACTATACCACTAAGGCATATATAAAGCAACAATAATCAGGAGGCACCATGACAGTATCAACAACCAATTCAACGCAACTTTTCTCCGGTGGACAGCAGAATTTAACCTTTACCTTCCGCGCGGTTCCCGGATATGAGTCAGACATCAAGCTAATCGAGAGGGTAACGGCTACTGGTCAGGAAACCCGATTAGTCTATAACACAGACTACACGGTAACGATCAATACCAGTGGGATAGGTGGGACTGTCCGAGTAAACCCTACTTATGCGACCACTTATACACAGGTGGTTAAAAGGGAGTCTAGCTTAACACAGTCCTCGGATTATGACGATTACTCTCAATTCCCGGCTAATACCTTAGAAACGGATATTGACCGGTTAACTTTAATGGCCCAGGAACAGGCAGACGATATAGCAGACGTATCTAATAAGGTAACGGCTTGGGTTACTTTTGACGGGACGGGCTCAAACCCGATCACTCCAACGGCGGTTTATGCCACATCTTCCTCGGTTATCAAGAACGGGACAGGGGATTATACGGTGTTTTTCGTGCCTACGTTCTCAAACACGAACTATGCGGTTATTATTTCCGGGGGAGGGACGACTAACTTTCTAGGGGGGAAGATTAAAGATGGTACGACGACCTCGACGCAGAAAATCACGATCAGCACCATCAACACTTCGTTCGCGGCGGTTGACACGAAATACATCACTGTGGCAATACTTAAAAATTAATTTAAAAAAACTATTGACAAGTTTATTTATGTGAATTAAGATTGTTTTGTGATTCTCGATAACTCACAAAATCTTAACAATCTTCGTCGATGAATACTTTTACTCTGGAGGGAGAAATGGTTAACACAAAAAAATCTAAGGTAGGGGAAGGTAAAATCACACCAAAAGCCAAAAGCCACGGCGTGTCCTCCCTCCAGGGGCCTTTCCCTGCCTTTACTTATGGATGGGGGCCTGCCCGACATCAAGCGACCTTACCTCTCACCCCCTCCATACAAATTGGAGGAAGTATGAAACTCGTAGAAACAGAAGATCAGGAGTGGAGTGCTTTAGTGGTAGCTGTTTGTTTGGGGATGGTTCTAGTAGTCATCATGGGAGCTATCTTAGGGGGGATTATTCATGCGTAGAGAAATTATCTATTTACTGTTGTATCTCGGGCCTATTTGGATTCTTTTAGGACTTCTTCTTTTGTCCTTACCGGCTCATTCGGCAGAGTGTAGCGATCCTTCCGAGCTAGATAAGGATATGAAGAAAGCCTATTACCAGCTTAAAGAGATGGAGAAGAAGTTTCCTGGAATGAAGGTAGAGATTCAGTGTGTGGAGAAACCCATCAAAAAGGGAGGTGAATAATGCCTCCCCTAGAAAATTTACAATCGTACGACGAACCCTGGAGCGAACCAAAGGAGGACACTTATGACGATTTACAAGAATTACAAGACGAAGAACGACGAAATGAGCGAAAAGGAACTGATCTCTAAGATCAAGTCCGACATCGCCCGAATGGAAGCATTGAAAGAAGAACTAGCAGTAGAGATTGATTACTTAGAAAACGTCCGAACTATCAACCGGGCATGGGCCGCGGCGATAGACAAGTTTATGAACCCTGGAGGTGGCAAATGATTATCCCCGAAAAATACACGAAGTTTAAGTCAAGAGAGTTTTTAGAAGGTTTTAAGGCTGGGTTGGAGTTTGTCAATGAGTATAACTTTGATGCTCAGCGAGAAGCCCACGATGAGATTATGAAGCAAATTGACAGAGAGTTTCAAGACTACCTTGGAGGTAAAAAATGACCGTCCAAGAATTAGTCGATAATCATATCGCTTCACGTCGTGACCCGAACCGAGTCCGTTCCGGTAAATACTCCCCATCTATGTTAGGGCGTTGTTACCGCGCGCAGTATTGGAACCGTAAGAACGAACCGCAAACGAACCCGCCGGATAAAAGAAGTTTAAGAGTCTTTGAAGCCGGTCACTTATTCCACGATCTAGTGCAGAACCTTTTAAAACCTGAACAGGTCGAGGTTAAAGTCGAAACGGAACACTTCTGCGGCTACGCGGACTTCGTAACCGAGGAATATGTAGGTGATATTAAGAGCCAACATTCAAAGGGCTTTTGGTACATGAAAAAAGACTCCTACGACGTTAATGAGAAAAAGAAAAATAACATTCTCCAAGTTATGTTTTACGCCAAGCACCTAGGCAAGAAGTGGGGAAGGTTAATCTTTATCTCAAAAGACGACTTATGTATCGAGGAGTACGGATTTCCTCTTGAGCAGTGGACCGAGGAAGTCGCCAAAGAAGAAGGAATCCTGATTGATATTTGGCAAAAACAAGAAGTCCCTGACGCTATCCCACGCGCCTATGAAGGAAAAGAATGTTCCTATTGCTCTTGGAAAGACAAGTGCAAGGAATTTGGGGGAAGTGTTTGGACAAAAAACGGAGGTAACTGATGAGATTGACTATTCAAAAAAAGATCGGAACTAACACTTACAGCTTCTCTTTCGAGGGGAAAGACCTGTGGGAAGTCCTGGTAGAGAGCCAGAAGATCAGCTTTCACGACCTTTCCGCTTGCGGCCTATGCGAGTCTAACCGGCTGGCCCTTTTCGCCTACGAAACCAAAGAGAAGAAGTTTAAGTATATCAAAGTGTCTTGCAAGGCGTGTAATGCAGGTTTAACCCTGGGTAAGTCCACCACGGGTGACGCTTATTACTTCCGCAAGAATGAGGATACAAAGGCCCTAGATTGGCAGAGAGCAGAGAAAGAATGAGTGGTGACTATCTTCGAGAGTTAATTAGTAAGCTAGAGGCCCAAAAGAAATTGCTTAACCAGGCAATAGACGAAGAAACTACGGCGAGCCATCAGCACAAGCTCGCCGAAAACGAAGTTAAGAAACAACAAAACAACCTAAAGACCATTCAAGAAGCCCTGATGGTCGAGAAGAAGTTAATCGACGCGGCCCGATGACGCAAAGACAACGCCTAAAAACGATGTTTGAAAGCTGTGCTAACCAATGGATTCCTCTTTACCGGATATTGGATATGCACATCGCCCAATACGGGGCGCGCGTTAAAGAGTTACGAGATTCAGGAATGACTATCGAGAACCGAACAGAGTGGGTAAACGGAGTCCAACACTCCTGGTTCCGATATGTAAAGCAGGAAGTAGAAGCTAACGGACAACTTTTGTTTCAAACCTAGCGACTCTGTTGAGAACGCTACCGATACGGCTCGGATCAGAGGGGAAGCATGGACGCGATAAACCCGACTACAACCTGTCCACCCCGACTTTGGATAAAGTGAAGTGCTGAGGGCTGGTAACGCCCAAGGTGAAAAGCCAAAAGGTTATCCCGATAAACGTAGTTACCCCTTTCCCAAAGATAAATACATATCCAAAGGAAAGAGCGTTTAAGTCGGGCTATATAAAAATGGATAAAGACACACTCAACAAGGTTTTATTCCACTACTGCGATGTCAAGGGGTTCCCTATTAAAGAGATCCGGTCTAGGGACTATGGTCGGTTCTATAAGAGGATCAACGAGCTTTTAGAGAGGACAGACGGGAACGCCGAAGAAGTAAATCGGGGGATTGACTGGATGGATAAGAAGTTTGGGGATGAGCTTAGCTGGACACTAGAAACCCTAGATAAGTATTGGTTAGAGTACCGGGCCGTTAAGAAGAAAAAGGTCAATAACGACGCAGACGCGACAGACGAGTTACTCCGGAAGATGGGGGCGATCAAGTGAAACCCACTAAGAAAAGCCTAACCCATAAGCTAGACCGCGAGTGTTCGCGCATAATCAGGAGTCAGGGATCGTGTCTGCGGTGTGGGAATACAACTTATTCGTTGCTTCAATGCTGTCACATTTTCTCAAGGGCGAATCGGGCTGTGCGGTGGGATTTAAAGAACCTGCTTTGTTTGTGTGCTGGATGTCACTTTTGGGCGCATCAGAACCCAACATTATTCGGGGACTTTGTGAAGGAGTGGTTGGGGGCAGACTATACGCCGCTAAAGAATAGGGCCGGGTCTATAAAGAAATGGACGATAGAAGAAATGCAAGAGTTACTTAAAAATCTGGAGGGGATAAGATGAGTCTACAACACGCTAAGGAGTCGGTAAAAGAAAGATTAAAAAACGAGAAACAGGTATTCGCTGTTTCAATGGAGGTGGTTGATTGTATACACGCCATTATTAGCTCAAGGTTGTTAAGATTTGTCGAAGAACTCGAGAAGCCTGTGGAGGGGGAGGTCAAGCCAGATGTTTTTCGTGATATAAAAATTGCTATGCACACCCAATCCGAACTCGACGAAGCCGTGAGAAAAGCGAAGTGTGAAGTTTGGGATGAAGTTAGGCGATGGTGTAATGAAACTAAGGTAATCTTGGGGAAATAGATATTCGGGTTAGTTCAAGTGTCAAAGAAAGTTTGGCAGTTTGAGATTACTCACCAAACCTAATGACGATTGCGGGAAGCAATACCTAACCCGAAGTGATATGGCTGTTGTGGGATATGGTGTCCCGTTAGGTGACCTGTAACAGACTTGAGGGTTAAGTAACGTTCTTAACTTAAAATAGCCGACCTAGTCGCATACCAATGCCAACAGCCAATAAATTGATGGGATGGTTCGCTACCGAGGGTTGAAAGCCCCTTACCGATTTAACAGTCGGGAGCTAGTTGAAGTTTGGCGTTAGCGGATAAGGACAACAGGTTGATATCTAGAGTCCAACGCACAAATAAGAGCCTAATCAGCCACCATCCCAGCCAATAAATTGAGGTGAGAGATGAAGTTAGGGGAATATGATGTTTGTGATTGCGCCAAAGAATATGCAGATAAGCATTTGTTTTGTTCTGGGCACTTGATTGTTGCGATGTGTGCCTGTTTTCTAATAGGGCTTTTAATTGGGATACTTTTGTAGCACCCACCGGCATAGCCGAGAAAGGAAGTGAGGGATGAGCCATTTAACAGAGGCTTTGATGATTAAGAAGCAGAGGGCGTTAATCCTTGAAGAAGCCGATAGGTTTTTAGGCTCCGATGAGGGGAAGAAGCTGATTAAAAATGCCGTAAGACAGGAAATTAGAGCGTTTATTAATGACGGTGATTTAGATTATTTTCTTCGTGCGGATAGCAAAAAGAAATTTTATGACAGGCTCGAAAAGGGCATTATGGGCTGCTTAAAACCATGATCAAGCCGAGGCTCCCAATGAAGGGTAGGGTTTTTATATGGGTTGATGAAGCAACAAAGGTTAAGAAATCGGTATGGGAGAAATTGCAAAAAATGAAGTTTAAGAGAACGAACCCCAAGACAAAAGGAACCAAATGAAGGAGCCTAGAGAGTTGAATGAATTGGTAGAAACAATTCACGAATTTTATAGAAAGTTAGCGAATGGGCACACGGGAAATGATTTTAATTGTATGTGCGAAGAATTTTGCCCAAACAAAACAAAAGAGAAGGTAAAAATACACCTCCACGCCCACCTAGCCTCTCTGAACAGGGGGGAAGCCAAGCCCACCGACCTAGAGCCGTTGAGTGAGGAGGTGGTTTATAAGTTACTTAGCAGTTTTCATTATGTAGACTTTAGCTATGATGATGGCTCTATGAAAGAAAAAATGCAAGATGGTATTGACAATCCTAGAGATTTAGCCAAAGCCATCTGTTCCAAATTCGGAGCCAAGCAGGTGAGGGAAAATGTATAAAGCCATAGAAATCTTAGAAAAAGCCGAACGCGAGGCCCTAAAGAAGATAAACGGTAGGAAGTATTCCAGCCTAAGCGAGTGTGGGGATTTTGAAAAGACTAAGAAGCATTGTGAGGCCGCGATCATCTTGTTAGAAAACCATCAACGTCAAAAAGCAGCTGAGAATTTGTTACATTGAGGAGAAGTAGATTAAGACGACAGGATTTTTTAAGGTTCACGAGTACGAAATACCTTTTAAGCACTACGGGGATAAGTTTAAGATTGTCCCTTTCAGCGATATTCACCGATTTGCCCCTCTCCACGCCGAGAAGGTCTGGCATAAATTTATTGATAGGTACAAGAATGATAAGTCCGCTTACTTTATAGGTGGTGGGGATTACATGGACGAATTAAGTACGTCCGAAAGACACGCCTTTTATGCAGCCCATCGGCACGACAGCACCGAAGCAAACTTAAATGATTTCTATATTCAAAGAGCTATGAGATTCGCTAAAGAGATTTCTTTTATGAAAGGTCGGCTGATCGGTCTTTGCGAGGGGAACCATTACTTTCAGGCTATGCACTCAGGGATTACTACAACACAAATGATGTGTAAGGAGCTTAATACAACTTATTTAGGTGTTAAGTGTTTCGTAATTATTCGTTTTAGATACGACAAGCATCACGCTCATCAGATGGTGCTTTGTTATCACCACGGGGAAGGTGGGGGGAGAAGGTCAAGCTCGAGTGTTTCAAAGTTAGAGAATATGGCTCATACGACAAACGCAGACATAATATTACAGGGCCACGATCACCGCATAAACCATATCCAAGTGACAGAGTTAGGGGTAACAGACGCGAGGAAAGGAAGTCCCACAGTTTTACAGAGAGTCAAGCATTGTGCTAGGACTGGTGGTTTTCTAAAAGGGTATGTTAATGAGCAAAGGTCTTATGTGGCAGATTCTAACCTTCCTCCAAACGCTTTAGGGAATATTGAGTTTCACATCACACCGAGAAAAGAAACGCACTTAATAACACCAGAAATAGGCAGGAAATACCATCGTGAAGAAAAAAGATGGTTACACATAGAGTTTCACGCCTGTAATTATTCGGAGCATTAAATGAAAACTATTATTCTAGGAGCAGGTTTTACAGGGTTGGCGGCAGGTTACGGAACAGACATCCCTATCTACGAGGCCACAGAACACGCCGGGGGGATTTGCCGGTCTTATAAGAAATACGGGTTCGACTTTTCAACAGGCGGGGGGCATTGGATATTTGAGAATGAAAAGACTCAGAAAGCGATGGAGTTTATCCGGGGGTTGGTCGAGCTTAATTCTTACGATCGAAAGGCGGGAATTTACTATAACAAAATCTTCCCTTACCCTATCCAGACCTTCACGCAGAAAGAGTCGGTTTCCACTCCTGGGTACTTTAAAGACTGGCTCTCAAAGAAGTTTAGTCAAGCTGAATGTAATATGTTTTTCTATCCTTTCAACGAGAGATACACAGCAGGCTTGTACGACAGTATCGTTCAGTTTGACTCTTATAAGACTCCCCCGGCCGGTGGGGTAGGTTTTGTTTCAAGATTCCACGATCCAGTGAATGGTTTAACCGAGTTGGTTAATAAGATGGCTGAGAAGTGCATGATTAATTATAAGAAGCGAGCGATTAAGGTCGCCCTAGATGAAAAGATGGTAGTCTTTGCCGATGGGGAAGTGGTTAAGTACGACAAGCTGATCTCCACTATCCCACTCGATCAGTTGCTCAAGCTATGCGGGCAGAATAAGTATGAATTACCCTATTCCTCGGTTTTGGTTATCAACATCGGCGCGGAAAGAGGGGTTAATTACCCGGATGAACATTGGTTATACGTTCCTTTTTCTCAATCAGGTTTTTACCGATTAGGGTTTTACACGAACGTCAATAAGAAGAAAGCTCCAGAAGGGATGGTTTCTGTGTCCGCAGAGATAGCAATTAGGAATTTAGAGTATGCCGATCTCCCCATTGACTCTATGTGTGCAGAGGTTGTTTCCGAGTTACAGTCTTGGAGATTTATTGATGAGGTTAGAGTGGTAGACCCGACCTGGGTTCGTTGCGCGTACACTTGGAACAGAACGCCGGAGGAGAGAGAAGTTTATCTGCAGTCTTTGGCTACGCAGGGAGTTATCTCGACAGGGAGATATGGTAAATGGAAATTTCAGGGAATGTCCGAATCAATAATGGATGGGTTCAATGCTTGTTAGCGTAATCGTACCTAATCACGGAAGAATCATAACGACCTTAGTGGAGTCAATTAGAAACTCCACATATAAGGACGTGGAGCTTTTGGTAATCGACCGCGGGTATGAAAGAAGCGAACAGAGGAACATGGGGATCGCCGAAGCAAAAGGGGAATTGTTTTTAATCCTAGACTCCGACCAGAGCGTTCATCCCAAGTTAATCGAGGAATGTGTTTCTCTTTGTCAGATGGGTTATGGTTCGGTTTATATACCTGAGATTATTGTCGCCAAGAGTTTCTTCGGGAAAGTTCGGGCGTATGAGAGGGAGTTCTATACAGGTACAGCGGTGGACGTGCCGAGGTTCGTTAAGAAAAGGTTATGCCCCAAGTTTGATACTAATCTTCGAGGCCCCGAGGATTCGGATTGGGGTAATAGGATTTTAGGGCCAAGAGTAACTTCAAGTTATCCTTTATATCACCACGACGACATAGGTTTCATTGAATACTTCCGTAAAAAGGCCTACTACTCTAAGAGTATGAAAAGGTATGTGCAGAGAAACCCGACAGACAAGATTTTAGATTGGAAGTGGCGGTGTTTTGGAGTGTTCTTGGAAAAGGGAAAGTGGAGAAAAATTTTACAACATCCTATCCTATTCGCGTGTGTGATGGGGATTATCTTTTTAAGGGGGATCATTTATATATGCAACCGCTAGTTTCCGTGTGTATTCCGTGTTTCAATCAGTCTCAATTTGCGATAGACGCAATCACCACATCATTGTTACAGACGTATCAGAACGTAGAAGTAATTTTCTTAGACGATGCTTCCACAGACGAAACGCCGAAGTATAAGAACCTAACTTGGTATGGGGAGAAAGAGCCAAAGTTTAAATATTACCGAAGCGAAACTCCATCAGGAACAGGGGGGTCATTCAACAAGGCGATCAGCTATGCGAAGGGGGAGATTATTATTCTCCTCTGCGCGGACGACTACTTTTTAGACCGAAACGTAATCCAAGACATTGTTGATTTATTTAATCACGTTCCTTCTTTGGGGCATATATCAAGATACTACCATCAGTTTATCGACGGGGATAAGCGTCCGGTAAGAGCGTGGAGAGGGGATGATGTTATGGAGCTTGCTAATAACCCTTCGGGTCTAGCGTTTCGCCGGGAAGCAATCTATGGGAAAGAATTAACCAATCGTATGTTTGTGGAAGTTTCTAGTTTGGTAAGCGAGGTTTGCTTGGAATGGGGTTACGATATTCTAAGATACGACACCGTGGCTGTTCGTATACACCAGAGCATTTCCCGCAGTAAAGATTACTACCTAAAGAGATGGACTTCTTCGCCGGTAGAGGAATGGTCTAAGGTTGGAGGGTATGCCTTACTCAAAGACTACACATCCATTTTACAAATAAAAAACTACTTCACGATGGAAGCGGTTTTAAAAGAGGTGTGGAATTTTATCCGCTTACGTCCTTTAAACTTAATCAATCCGGCTTTTATATTTTTTGCTTTACTCGCCATTTTAACACCGCGAAGGATATTAAGGAATATCCCCGATATTTACCGCAAGACGTGGGGCCGATGGACGACTAGAGAAGTGAAAAGAAAATGCCAAAACTAACCATCTGCATACCAGCCTATAACTCCGAGCGTACTCTCGCCGAAAGCATAGAGTCCGCGCTAGAACAAAATTATCCAGACAAAGAGGTTCTGGTCATAGACGACGGATCAACAGACGCTACTGCACAGGTGGCAAGGTTGTACGATGTCCGACTGATACTCAACGAGAAGAATGAGGGAATAGGTCTTACCCTCGCCAAGTTGATGAAAGAAGCTCAAGGCAAGTATGTAATCTATCTCTGCGCTGACGATGTTTTCACAGACAAACGCTTCGCCGGGGACGTGGTGCATCAGTTTGATACAGGTGACTCTGATATAGGTGTACTCGGTAGATACTTTTACTTCTTCCGCGACGGCTATCCCGGAGCTATCGGAGTGAGTCGCGATGAGAATATCTTAACTCAGTCCTGCTGTCCTTCGGGGATGGCTTTCCGCAAGATGGAAGTGGAAGGTACAAACAAAATCTTTGTAGAAATGCCTTACATCGTATCTCAATACCTAAAAATGTGGCGGTGGTCAATGTTCAAGTGGGACGTGGTGGCGGCAAGGTTCCACCCAGGAGGAAACACCGGAACAAAGAAGTCTTATTACACAGAGTCACCTTTTATGAATTGGCTTGAGCTTTTAGGGCAACCTTTAAGGTTCAACGAAGGTTTCATCCAACTAAAAAACCGCGCTCCTCATTTACTTTGGCAAGAGATAAGGCTGACAGTTAAGCACGATCCAGACGTATTAAAAATTATAAACTTTTGGTTGTATGCTCTAGTGGCTTTGTTAGTACCTAGTTTTATATTAAGACATTTAACATCATTTTACAGGCACAGAATAAACCGCAACTTGGTTAAAATCATCATGAGAGAGGAAAAATGAAATGTCAAGTAAGAGAATACTCCTGACTGGTATTGGGGGCTTCATAGGTTCACATTGTTTGTCGCATCTATTAGTCAACACAGATTGGGAGATTGTCGGGATAGATAGCTGGCGGCATAAAGGAATTTCGGAGAGATTAACTCACAATGAACATTTTTTAAAACATATCAAGAGAGTCAATATTTACACACACGACTTGATTGCTCCTATATCTAGCGTCCTAAAGAGCAAGATTGGGAAGGTGGATTATATAATAAATTTCGCTTCAGAATCCCACGTTGACAGGTCAATCACAAACCCAGTTCCTTTTGTTAAGAATAACGTAGATATTGCTTTGAATATGCTTGAGTATGCGCGGGAGATAAACCCTGAAAAGTTTGTTCAAATCTCCACCGACGAGGTTTATGGTGCTACTGATGGAAAATATACTCATCCGGAATGGAGTGCTATTCTTCCTTCTAACCCGTATTCAGCTAGTAAGGCTTGTCAAGAAGCTATCGCTATAAGTTATTGGAGGACTTACGGGGTTCCGGTAATGATTACTAACATTATGAACACCGCCGGGGAGTATCAATCAAGCGAGAAGTATGTACCGATGGTTATTAAGAAGATTTTAAATGGGGAAAAAGTGCAAGTCCACGCCGATCCGAAAAGCGGAGAGCCAGGATCAAGATTTTGGCTTCACGCCCGGAATACGTCAGACGCGATATTGTTTATCTTAAAAAATGTAGATGTAAAGAAGTTTCCAGAGGTAGACAGGCCGGAGAGATTTAACATTGTAGGGGAGAAACAAATTTCTAATTTAGAAATCGCAAAGATGATCGCCGATGTTATGGGAAAAGATTTAGATTACGAGCTTGTTGACGCACACTCAAGCCGTCCGGGGCATGATCCTCACTATGGGCTGTGTGGTAAAAAGTTAGAGTCTTATGGTTATAAATTCCCCGTTAACCTTCATTCGTCGCTTGAGAAGATGGTCAAGTGGACGTTAAACAATAAGGAGTGGCTAGAATGAAAAGTCTAATGAAAGAAGCTAAGAGAATAGCTAAGCATTACGCTAAGCATTTCCGATGGGCTAGGGAAACACGAGAGGAAATAGACTATAAGGACGTTTTGTATAACGGCGCGCGCCGGGGAAGAAGAAAGAAGTTAGTATGAGATACGAGTTATCAGTCACCATCCCTGAAAAGCAGTGGAGGAAGATATTCGAAAAAAACTTCCCTGATAGGGCAAAGATAATCGCTGAATATTTTTTTATTCTTACCGACACTTACGGGGTATCAGAGAGGGCGGCGAAAGAAAAGATGGCAGAGATATTCAAACTAATGGAAGAAGGACACGATGTCATTCTAAGGTGTCCTAAAGGGTGGAAGTGGCCGGAGGAAGTTCCGAGGGAGGTGGTTCAATAGATGCCATATAAAGATAAAGAAGTACAAAGAGAATATTTTAGATTAAGGAACAAACGTAGATATAATAATAAATGTTTAGATTGTGGGGATGTTTGCCATGAAACATCTTCTAGATGTAAGCCGTGTTCAAAGTTAAAGAAATATAGAAATCCAAGTGTTAGGCAAAAGGGTTGGGCGAAGAAGATTAATGGTGTTTATCTTCAACGCATCGCTACTCGAATTAGGGATTTGGTTGAGTATTCCGAATGGCGTTTAAAAGTATTTCGCAGAGACAGGTTTGTTTGTCAGATGTGTTTGGAGTCTGGAAAAGTATTAAATGCACATCATGTTGTAAGAATGAAAAGGATTTTAGTTGATGAAGGGATTGATACTATTGCTAAAGCGATTTCTTGTTCTTTGCTTTGGGATATTAATAATGGAGTTACTTTGTGTCATTCGTGCCATAAGAAAGTTCATAAATTATGAGAATATTATTTAAAGACAGCCCTTATCATTCTCAGCGTCAATATGAGAAGCCGGTTTGGATTTATCCGGCTCATCTTGCGATGTTTGCGACGCTCCTTAGAGATAAAGGGAATGAAGTTGTTTGGTTTGGTGAAGATGATGGTAAGTTTGATAGGATTATTAAATCTGATCGAGAGATAGATGTTGATTTTGATAAACTGCCGATACCTGACAGGAAATTTACTAATTCAATGAATCCTAAATATCTTTCTTATGGAAATTATAAATATTTTCCAGGTAGTCATCTTTTATCCTCTAACCTTTGCTGGTGGGCCGGGGCAAAGGGGTGTACCTTTTGTGTGGATTCTTTGAGGATCATTGAAAATGAGAAACGAGGGCTTAGGACAGTAGATCATGTTTTAACTGAGATTGAAGATTGCGTTAAGTTAGGGCATAAGGAGTTGTTTGATGATGCTGGAACAATACCGATAAATGAGTGGTTGAATGAATTATGCAGAAAAATGATAGATACCGGACTAAATAAAAAGATTGTATTGGGGTGTAATCTTAAACCGATTAAACAGGATTTCAAATTAATGAGAGAAGCTGGATTTAGGTTCATATTGGTAGGCATTGAATCTGCCAATCAAAATACTATTAACAAGATTCAGAAAGGGCAACGAGCAGATAAAGTTATTGAGAACATAAAGGCGATGTCAGATGCAGGACTGGATCCTCACGGAACCTTCATGTGTGGCTACCCTTGGGAGACGCCGGAAGAAGAAAAGAACACGATAGAGCTTTGCCACTACCTTCTTAAAAAAGGGTATCTCAAAACAGCGCAGGCAAGCGTATATTCCCCACCCAGGACACAGCCAGATCCAAATTCCCCAGGCCATAAGTACGTTCCTAGGTTTTTCGACGCATACAGAAGTCCTGAGTTTTGGTTTCATAAAGTAAAAGACATTAAACGATGGGAAGATTTTACCTACCTTCTTCGCGGGGGTAGGCTAGTACTGGAGGAGAAAGTGAGAAAGTTTTGTTTGAAAAAGTCTGTATCATCCTGTTAGTAAACTTATGTTTCTACTTAAAATGTCTCGGATTTAAATACGTATCAGACGACATTCCTTCCGCAAACCGCAAAGAAACTCACCCTAAGTGGAAGTATTGGCTTCTAGTCCTAGAAGGCCATTTAAAAAGCAATCCTGTAATTGATCACGCCATCACCATAGTTTTACACTCCTTAGTTTGTGCTTTTATTTATATAGGATTCGGGGCTAACGACGTGTCTTTTCTAGCTGCCTTACTTTTCTCTTTCAATCCTATCAACAATCAAGGTTCGGTTTGGATTTCAGGGAGAGGGTACGTTTTGTCCACATTAGGAATGGTGGGGGCGATGAGTATGCCTTTGCTGGCTCCGGCTTGGATCTTGCTAGCCTGTTACTCAAACGCCGGGTTCCTGGCTCCGCTTGTATTCCTAGGATCAGACTATTCCTGGTTCCTTCTGTTTATGCCTCTCATTTGGGGGTTTTATTGGAAAAGATTTAAAAATAATGTACAGAACAAAATCAGCCAGGAGATGTATACCGAGGACAGGAAGATTCACATATCAAAACTTATCCTCTTTATTAAGACCGCTTCGTTCTACTTCATCCACTCGATCATCCCGATCAAGACGACCTTTTATCACTCGTATATGCAGAGTATGGCCGGCGCGGGAAAAGAAAAAGCCTATTCACTTAGAGACAGATTCTTTTGGTTAGGTCTTGTGATCTTCGGGTGGATGATCTGGTATTGGACTACACAACCTTGGACTATGGCTTCATTCGGACTTTTGTGGTGGCTTATCACTCTGGCTCCGTTTTGTAATCTGTTCAGGCTACAACAGGAGATTGCTGAAAGATACTGCTACCTTCCAAATGCTGGGTTAATGGTAGCCTTAGCGACCTTTCTGTTGGCTTCGCCAATATGGTCGGCTGTATTTATCACAATGTACGCAACTAAGATGTGGTTCTGGATGGACGCTTTTCAGGACGATTACTACACTGTCGAGGCATCTTGTATAGCCTCTCCAAACTCTTGGTTTGTCTGGCACGTCCGCGCGATGAAAAGATGGGGGAATCAGTCTTATCAAGAAGCTCTTATCCTGTGGACTATGGCCCGGTTAATCAGCCCTAAAGAGTTTAAGATACTATTTAACATCGCCTCAGCTTTAAAACTAGGCAAACACGACAAGGAAGCCGAACAGTTTATCAAACAAGCCGAGGAGAACATCCCGGCCGGACAAGAAAAACAAGCCAACGAGTTAATCGAAGGTTGGAAGAAAGGAAACCTAGCTGTCCTCTTATGAAACTATCTATCCTAATCCCTAGCCGTGATGAACCCAAGATACACGAAATGGTCAAGGAGGTTGAGAGAGAGTTCCCCGAAGCACACCAGATCATAGTCTGTAACGATTCACTTGGTAAGGGTAAGGGTTGGGCGGTAAGAGAGGCTTTAAGCCAATGCACAGGCGACACGATCTGCTTTATAGATGGGGACTTAGACATCCATCCGCGGATGATACA